ACGTCATCGTGTTTCCAATTAAGGGATGCATAGATAGCAGACCTACGACTACCTCCTTGCATAACCTTCTGACCTATGGAGTTAATCATTTGCATTTTAGGTATAGGACCAGAAGCTATACCACCAGTACCTTTTAATGTCTGACCTTCTGATCTGTACACAGAGTAGTCCACACCAATACCACCACCTGTCATGAGACAACTTTCTGATTTCCATGACAGGTCTGCCCAATCTTCTCTGGTATCCTCTTCTGCTTTTAAAAGATAACAGTTATTAAAAAACTTTTTATCTCTTCCTGCATAGTAAAGATATCTACCTCCTGGTAGAAATCTTATATTAGATATATGATCTATCAAAGATTCCTTTTCATCTTTATTTAGATTATTTTGACAGACATCTTCTACCAAAGTACAAGCTAGTTCATGTAGAGTTTCTGCTCCTTCATGTGCATATTTACTATAAAAAATATCCTCACTAAACTTAGATCTGAATTGTGGATTACGATTTGATTTGAACATGTCTACCCCTCTCTATCAGATCATTAAATAGATCTTGTTGCTTATCTTTCTCTGGATATTCTAATTCTAAAAGCAGTTGTGCATAATGTATTACTTTTAATATATCTTCCTTACCTTCTCCTTTTTTATTATGTCTGGTTATATATTTTATAATGTTAGCTTCACATGTATTTAAATTATTATAATGAGAATAAACTGTAGGCTGGATAGCACAATCTTTGTAGTGATCTCCTCCTACCTGTATGTTTAGTGGATTTATTTTAGTAGATGAGAGAGCTAAATCTTCTTCTGACATCTTCTGTGTCTCTTGATTGAGTAACTTCATATGCAAAACTCCTTACTTTTTCTGGCTCAAGTCCAGCATAATAACAAATAGTTTTAAATTCTTCACATGTTACTCCTACTGAAGAAAAAATCCAAGCGTGTGCCTGATCTCTATGTCGTTTGATCTCTACAGATTCATCTTTAAATTTTGGTTTAGTAACATCAAGTAAGGCTTGTAAAACAACAGCTAGATAAAGACTTACCTCGCCATCTTTATTAGTCATATCATATAAAGATTCTGTAGTTGACACATTAATTAGAGTCAATATATAATTGAACTGGTCTATAAAACTTACCGCCTACATAATTATTATAGTAAGCTGGTTCTTCAGTTCCCTCAAGTGTAGAAGTTAATACATTATATTTCATTTGATAATAACATTCATAGTATCTAAGACTACGTTTATTTTTAAACTCCGCTAATATTTTAAACTTAAATTTTTCTTTACCAATCTTTTTTATATCTTCCAGTAAATGTTTAGAAGATCCCATGTAAGTCTGCCAATTAGATTCTGATTTCTTCTTACCTTTTTTATAATTAAAGTATTGCTTACATCCTATATAAGCCTTACCTGTTTCATCATTTGTAATACAATATACAAATCCAAATTGAGTTAAGTCTGGTTTACTTGTATACTTCCAATGCATTACCAGTTAACTACTTCAGGGACATCAGGTTCTTTACCAACTTGAACCAAGTATCTTTTACCTTTCGCATATTCAAAGACACGTATCCCTCTTCCTTGGTTAACATCCGACCAACATTCTCTTTTGTGACCACAATAAACACAACCAAAGGGTAACTTAAGATTACCAGACTTGCCATCAGGTACAGCACTATAGCACCTATCAGGGATACTAGTATTAGTAACCATTCCTTTAAGAAATTTAATCCTCGCACCAGCATTAATCATCTCCATTGAATGTACAGGAGTTAAGCATATTTCTCCAGTAGATTTATCTATAGCAAGGAAAGCTGCTTCATCAACTCCGTTGGCTTCCGCATACGCTGAGATCTGAGCTATGTATCCAAAGGGATCGTCTTCCAACAAATTATTATTTTTAAACTTTTGAAAGCTGGCAGTCGAGGCACTCTTACAATCAACAAGAATACCATCTATCATAGAATCCTGATGACCTATTACACCTTCAACTTCTACTTCTTTCTGCTGATCTGTTACCTTGTGTCCTGATATCGCAGCACACAGTAACAATAATTCTTCAAGAATATATCCATATAAAAATTTAATTCTTGTGCTAGGCTTAAGAGGTATGGCATCCTTCTTAGTATTAATATCATACCATAGCTGTCTATTTGGTTTACCAATAGCAGATAATCTTAGATTACCTAAGCCTCTAGGTTTCTCATACATAAATTCTTTTATATGAAGCTTAAGCATATTCCCAAAATTATCTATATGTTTATCTACCTCTTCCTCATCCATCTTAATGGGATCAAGAGAGAATAAACTATAAATATCTTTTACTAATGTAGTAATTTTTTTCATCATAAAAAAATGGGGATGAATAACGACTGATGTCACCCATCCCCCAAGTCTCCTTTAGGGTTTAAGACGCAAAAGCTAAATCATCTGTGTCTTCACTGACATAGCCGCCCTTGACTATATCAAAGTCGTCTGCATTATACTCTATTAAGTCTACTACTTGTACAGCATTGAGGTATCCTTTAACACCTCCTCCATACTGTGTATATGGTACAGGTCTATAACTTGCATTAACCTTTGAACCATTTCCCACACGCTTACTATTCGGAAAAGTATTACGCTCAGAATCCTTTACAGATATAGAACGAGTGGAACCATCTCTTGTTCGGGCATACTGTTTCAGGGTAACGAAGTCTCCCCTTTCATCATCCTTATTCTTAATAGTAAGACCATCACCCTCTGCAATCTTTTTATTCTTCGCATTAAGATTACAAACTTCTATACTCCATTCACCATCGGGATTGAATTTTGTATTTGGAGTAATGATATGCGCCCAATAAGCTTCACCTGAAATAACACTCATAATTAATTCCTTTCTTTAGATAATAACATTAAGATAATAACATACTAATTTACACGTTATAAATTTTTCTTTGAAGATAGCCTCCTTTAATTATTAATACATATAGTATATCATGGATATATGTAGGTGTCAACAACTATTTTAATTTATTTTAATTAAGTCTGCTTCTTGATAAGGTATATGAAAGAAGGGTTCTTGCAGATGAGGTTCTCCTATACGAGAGGAGTTCTGTATCTTCCCTATAGTAGATCCACCTACTAGATCACCATCCATAAACCAAGCCTTGGAACAATCAGTATTAAAGATTACAAAAATAAGTTCATGATCTTTATATTCTTTCTTCCATTTATTTATTAGTCTTTGTTTCCTCTCAGGTATCCTTACTTCCTTCCAAGAAGAAGGCCAGACATCACCCCATTGATTTTTAATCTCAACCTCGAAGAAATAATTCTTATCTTTCTTAGCAGAAATATCAAAGAAGTAGTCTTCTCTTTGTTCGATATCTGTGTAACCTTGTTGAGATAGGTAGTTACTCATAGCATCCTTGGCTTTCTGATCATTAGCCTTATAGGATACTTTATCAAACTTTCGATTGTTGTGTCTCATCAGTGTGTTTCCTTCCATGTTGTACCAGCTTTGTACTCACAATCCAGAGGACATCTCATCCCTAATGTACTTGTTGTTTCTATCATGGCATCCTTGGTTATCTGCCCAAACCTTTCCACATCTTTCTTGGCTACTTCAAATTGGTATTCATCATGTACTGAAGCAACAAGCTTTACATCTACACCTGATTTCCTGATACGTTCATCCATATAAACGAGCCACTGCTTACACACGATTGCTCCTGCTCCTTGGAGGAGAGTATTAAGGCTGGCATGAGTTGATCTAATGTGTAGTCTTCTCCCATCAAGAGCCTTGATTGTTCCTGTCTCAGCAGCCTCAGTAACATTATCTCTTAATGTTTTAAGCTTCGGCATGTTGGATAGGAATTTACTGGTAAGTTGTTGTCCTATTCTGGCATTACCTCCTACTACCTTACCTATTTTGGAAGGTCCAGCCCCATAAAGAAAGGCATAGATGAAAGTTTTTGCTTGATCCCTGTTTGTTAGACCAGCAGCCTTCATGTTAGCTGTATGTACATCCCCTGTAAGAACCTCTTTGGTAAACTTAGGGTCATCCATGTAGTGGGCCAGACAACGTAGCTCCAGACCACTGGCATCCGTACCTACAAGGGTGTGGGTATCGGGATTAGATACTGTCCATAACTCTCTACACTCCTTCCCATAAGGACTGTAGGTAGCAGGTACTTGAGCCATGTTAGGGCTATGGTGAGCCATCCTGCCTGTTATAGTACGCAGTGTAAGAACTC